CTGTTTGAACTCTAAACTCATTTATAGATCTGGAAGTAGCCTTCTTTCCTATAGGGAAACTACCACCGTAACCGGGGTGAGCTGGAAGCTCTCCTCTTTCAGTAGAAAACTTGATAATCAACGACTGCTCTACGTTAGGGATGCCTACGATAGTGCTAACGTCTCCCCGCTGGCTTACCTTCAAATCGGCCAAGTCAACGCCTGAGCCAGCGGAGTTGGAGACTAATCTAATGTCTCTACCGTATGCTTGCTGTGCGGGACCTAAGGTGTTCTCGTCTTTTCCTGCTGACTGGGAATCATCGGTGTTGACAGGATTGATAGCGGAGGCAAATACACCAGCGTCGGCACTAGGATAAAGAATGGTGTCTCCTACCCCGAGAGTACCCGGCCTACCATCGGCAGCAATGTAAGGAGAGGACAGACCATTCATGGCGGCCAGAATGTGCCACGCGCCTTTATCTCCAAGAAGTCTTCCTGCGATAGATCTGATGTCTTCTCCACCATTAACAAAGTCCTGCCCTACACGGTCGGTAGCAGTGTTGTTGCCGATGAAAGTAGAAGAACCTCCGGTGTCAGGAGCTACTCGCGCTCTGATAACACTGTCTCCACCAGTAGTGTAGGAGTTGGAGTACCGCTCCTGCCTAGTGTTTGTATCCGATGCTACGGTCTCTCTAACGCCTGGCTCTGCCAGGATTCTAGCTGCGGTAATCGACGTTCTCCTAAGAGTCCTAACCAAAGCGTCCTGTGCCTCTACACCAGGGGTACCAGTTAGTAGGTCGATGGCATTATCCAAGTTAGAGCTGAGCACTAGGGCGTTATGTCTGAGCTTGCTGCCAAACTGAGCAGCGGTAGCACGAATGACCCCCAAGCCTCGGGTTACGTTGATGATAGGATCCAGAAGCTCGGTCTGGGCGAATACTCCCAAGCCTTCCAGCCTGCGGACCTGTGTGGACACAATCAGGAAGGTGCGCTTAAGAGAAGTATTGTACTCCTGCACTCGGGAGAAGATCTTACGAGCGGCCAACACCTTATCAAGAGGGTCTTCAATAAGGTCTCCTAGAGCGGTCTCAAGAGGGGCCAACGTTTGAAACACAATGTTGTAGTCGTAGGTTAGGGGAGAACTAGCATTTCTAGTTAGCTTAAACTCCTTGGGCTCAACAATCCAAGAGTCACCTTCCTTGGCGTTGTACCAAACCATTACTATGTGGTTAGAGGGTTGAGCGTTCTCTCTGAAATCCGAGTACTGTCTGAAGATATTTCTCATGAAGATGATATCGTCAAAACCCGTCTGCTCCGAAGGTGGAGGATTCTTACCTACTTTGTCTCCCGCACGGGGACGGAAATCTCTAACAAGAAGAACATCTAACTCTGCATCAAGCTGCGACAGGGCGCTTCCGATTAGAGGAATCTCTGCAAGAGAGCCGCTGGAACGGCGTGGGCGAATACCTGTGGTGCCAGAAATACGAATAGGCTTGATAATAGAACCGTGCGATTCTACAAACTTACCGCCTGCCTGAGTGGCCACAATCTGGCTAGCAAAGGGGTCAGTCATCTCGTAGACCTTAGGGGCCATAGAGAAGAAGTACTCTGGGAGAGCGGCACCGTTTGCGGGATTCAACCCTGTCTTACTAAGAACCTTTCCTTTTTTGAGATCCCACAAGAAGATACCGTACTGGTTCTCTAGCAATGGCTTGATCTGGCCGGTAAAATGCGCTTCCTTCCTCAAATCCGAAAGGACGGGAGAGTTAGTTACCGTAGAAAGCTTACCGCTTTGGTATACGCCAGGTTTGTTTGCCATAATTCTCTTTTACTCTCCGAGTACCTTATCGGTTGCGGTATCGCCTACGGAGTAGCCGTGGTCAGTTGAGGGAGATGTGTCTTGAGCGCCCTCTACGGGGGAGCTGTCGCCCCCAGAACAGGCCCACTGCGGATGGGTGTGGGTGGCGAGCGCTTGTTTGATCTCGTTGAGCTGCTGCTGGAGGTGGTCGTCACGCGGTATGGACTCCTCTGCGTTCACGCCCAGCTTGATAGTCTCTGCTTCTAATTCTAACACATTTACAGTGGTTAAGGTAATAGTATCTTCTGTAGTGACAGTAACACTGGTAGTTACAACAAAATCTGCCTGGTCCCTATCTATGTAGATATAGGTCTCTGGCTTCTCCTCTGTCGGAACTGGCTCATCCTGCCAGGGGTTCAACTGAGGAAGCTCTGGCTCAGTAACATCCAGAGTTCCTATTCCTTGGTCTATGGCGTTGAAATTCAGCTCTAGAGACTGGGATGGTTTGATATTGATGCGGATGCTTCCCCCCACGTCCTCGTCCAGGGTACGTGCTATACGGCCGTCAACGGGCTCCTCAGAGGGGGTAAGGACGCTATTGGCATAGGTGGTCGATATGATGACATCACCCTTGCTGGTGATAACACTTTCCACTCCATTGGTCCTGCGGAAGTATCTTCTCTGCTGGACCAGGGTGTCTCCTTCGAGGCCCTTGCCGCTGGTGGCTGCATCAAAAGTATTACGGGAGTGAGGCCAGTACCGCAGGATGAAGGGAGAATCAATCTTTCCTCCCAAGTAAGCTATTACGCACCAGTCTCCATCAAGATCGTGCGGATCTATAGAGTGGATATTGGGGTCGTACTCAGCGCCGGTTACTAGGCTGGAAGAGCCTCTTGGAAGTCTCTCTTCGAAATCATCCAATCCCGAAGGAGAATCCGGGGTGATGATAACGTTCTCCAGAGTCATGTAAGCAGAGGTTCCGTCGTTGAGGATCAGGACGGAGCACTCGTGCGTGTGACCCTTACGGTCCACTGTCTGCATACCGGAACGGTTCTCGTCGCGGTCCACAGGAAACACCTCTAGGATGACCCCAAGCATGCAGCGGTCCATCTCCATATGCTTGTAGTCTTTGGCCTCTGTAGTTAGGCCCTGTTGAATAATAGAGTTGTCTGCTCCTACTACGGGTCTCATGGCAACTCCCCTTTGTTGTCTTTGTCGATAGAAGCCGCTGGGTCCACTCCGGTAACAGTAGACTTGCCTGGGCTAGCGTCCGCTCCTGCGGTAGGTAGGGTCTCTGCGACCTTGTTCGTAGCTCCTGCAGGAATCACAGCTTCGTTGTACTTAGTGGCTACGTTATTATTTTCCCCTGTCCACTCATCAATCTGGTCAACCAGGTTGACTCCCATTACTCCAGTTCCTCGTAGATTGCTAGCGGCACCTGGGTCGAACTTAGCGCCGGAAGGACGAAGGAATAGAGACCTTCTGATTGCAACGGGATCAGGAGTTATAAAGTAAGTAGCAAGCCTGCTCTCTGCAGTTCGTCTCTGCGTATCGGTAGCGCCCATTCCCTCAAACGCAGGAAGGACATAAACTGGGAAAGGATTATTGGGCTGGCCCCTAGTTACCTGTAAAGAGGTTTTCATGCTGTTAGGGAACTGCCAGGAGTGGTTCACTCCTTCCACGTAGAAGCTCATGTTTCGGTCTGCAAGATCTAGCCTATATCCTACTCGGATCTCTGGAGCGCCTCGCATGTCAACTCTGCCGGAAAGATACTCAAGGTTGTGCTGGTACCAGTGGTCCTGCAGAAGAGCCCAACGGGATATCTGCGACCGGGAGGAGGCAGTATCTACCGAGTCTCTAGTTACGCTCTTAGCGGATTCTTCCTTCTTCTCTTCAGCCTCGTCAGGAACCTCTTCGTCCTCTTGGGACAAGTTTGTATCTTGCTCGTTGGCGACGTTACCTGTATCGTCTTCAGCCGACTCTCCACCCTCATCCTCTTCGGGCTGACCCTGGTTTACAAGGTCTGAGAGGCTCTCTCCGTAAAAAGAGAAGAAAGCATTCGGGTCACAGCTCCACTGTCCAGCTAGCATAGTGCTGCCAGAGGCATTTACAGGATTGCCTGGTCCTGGCTGAGGAGGGTCGCTTACGAGAATAGGGTCAGAGTTTGGAGAAGTACCAGAGTTGGACTGCCTAGCGAAGGGAGGGAAAACTCGATCTATCTCAAAATGAAGATGGTCTGCGGAGGTAGTGGTTCCTGTGTGGCCCATGAACCCAAGAAGGTCTCCCTTATTAATCTTTCGAGGAGTCTGCGTCCCTCCGCCGTGACCCACTGCGGGTGTGTCTTTGGCAGAATACTGTCCCCGTTTTCCGGGCTTTCCCTTAGGGTGCTTAGTAGTCAGGCCAAAGCCTACTGCTCTGCTCTTGAGATGAGCGTACACAGAATACCTAGCGCCTACAACACTAGTGAAGTTATGCTTAAGAACAATAACATTACCGTACCCACCATAGCATCCGTCTGGGGCGGAAGTGACTAGCCAGCCGTCCGCGATAGCGTAAACAGGAATGGCTACACCTGGGTTTCTGCTTGCGGGCTTTACTGTTATGTCAACTCCGTGGTGCCATTTCCAAAAAGCATCCTCTCCTGCCTTCTGCTTTTGTCTATAGCCCCAGTTAGACTTAATCTGAGTTGGGGAATACGTAACGTCGTCGGGGGAGTTTACCGGAGAAACAATATCACCGAACGCAACAACAGGGAGAACATCGCCCTTCTCTACTGGGTCGGGCTGTGGAGTGGGCTGCCTTACGTTGATAATCTGGTTCAGGCTGAATCTAGCAGCTCTAGTAGTTACGGATCTTACCCTTAAGCCGTTACGTAGGATGTGAATAGGAGTAACGAGGGGCAAGAAGTCTCTCAAGTAGAACTTCTGGTCTGTACCTAGGAGGTTGTCAGAGTAGAACTCAAAGATATTGAAGTGGTCGTTATCGCTGCGGCCTAGCTGAGAGTTCATGATCTCTCGCTCAGATACCACTGCTACGTCTATGTGCTTCAGCCCTGTTTCCGTGGACTTCTTCCCTGCAGTTTCAGCTATATTGATGTTAGGAAGATAGGTGTGGTGGCGTCCTGGAACGTTAGGTCCCTGGTTGAATATATCCCCAAAGTAAAGAGCCCCAATAACCTCTGCTTTGCCCTCTTCATCATCGATAGACAGTTCTGTGGTACTAAGGTCTACGGACTCTATTGTGGAGAAGGGGTACTCTCTCATTACCACAGCAGGGATGTATGTTATGCCGGTAGGGTGTCCATCCTTGTCGTCTACGTTTCCATCCTTGTCGTCGGGAATTCTCGCGTACTTACCAGCTACAGGGTCATCCGACACAGACTTTCCTGTACCATCATCGGACAAGGGTCGAAGATCGAAGAACAACTCGTTTATGCTCTCGTTAGAGAAGCTACGAAGAACAGAAATGAGACTACCCTGAGCCTGCCATACTGGCTCACCAAATATATACCCATCCATAGCTCTGCGCTCTATAAACGTGTAAGTGTCTACAATATCAACTAGAGAAGACCTATCCTGGAGAGTGCTATCTAGGAGGTTTTTGTCCCTGTTAGCGAGGCTGCTAGTGGTTCCTGCCTCGGCAACACCCTCGCCTCCTCCTAGCTGCTGAGCAATCTTAAAGTCTGAAAGAATCCTGGATATCTGGCGGTCGCTTTTGCCGGTTAGGAGTGCGGTCTTTGTATAGCCGTATTTCTCAGCCATGAGAGCAATTCGTTCTTCTTCGCTTTGACCAGCTGACTCGCTGTTGATATTGTCAACCGTCTTAGTTGCCTCCGCTCGCGCTTTATCTCTTAGCTTACGGTAAGAGTTTCCAGCGGCGGTTAGGTTTTTCTTTGCTTCAGCAGGCAGGCGGCCCCTTACGTCTTCTATTCTGCGTTCCCTAAGACGCTGTTGGGTCTTTCCGGGATGGTAGGAAGTAGGAAGCATGAACTGCGTGCCGAACCCTATCAGAAGAAGGATTACATTCTCAATGATATCGGAAGGAGCACCACCTACAACAATGCCCTTGGACATTAGAGTTAGACCTCCAATGTTCCCGCTTGCGAAGTCATATTCCTGGAAATCTTTACGACCCGCCATGTGGGGGTTGAAATAGATATTAGTCTTCTCAAAAGCTTTATGGAAGTCTGTGCAAACGATACGGTAGGTGGTAGAGGGAACACCAGTTGATGCAACGGTGTACGACTCTTCTATCCTATCAACCATACCGAAGAAGGTGCGAGTCCAACCCGACCCATCTCCTATGTCAAAGTAGATATTGACATAATCATTTGGGAAGATAAGATTTAGGTAGTTCTCAGAGGGGGTGAGGGAGATCGTGGCGTTACCTGCTCCTTTGATGGTCTTACCCGTCTCGACAGCGTAAACATCATCAGTGATCTCAACCGTTCTATCAGCCCCCTGATTAGCCCCAGCATTGTGGCTATCAACTAGAACCTTACAACGGGTCTTATACCTACGAACCCCATCCGGTCCTAGGTCAGTATCGAGCCTGTACGAGTCGTTTAGTATAGCGGACATCTAAACTTACCCGTAGGGTCCTCCGCTTGAGTTAGCGGGAGGTTGCTTAGACTGAACCTCTCCGTTGTTCTGCGTCGTAGCTACCTTGTCCAAAGTCTGCCCGGTCTTAGCCATAGACTCAATAATAATGCGCAGCAGTTCGTAGAACTCTCCGCCGCTCTTGAACTGGGCGAAGAAAGCAGCATCGTCTGCAGTACCAGGAGTACTCCCTACCGCTTCCGCCTGCATCTTAGCCTGGGCTAGCATAGCTTGATATTTTTCACCCTTACCCTCAAGATGAGCGCCTGCACGACCCTGGAGAATAGTGTCAATTGCCGTGTCGGCACCACCAGGAAGAGCACCTAGCTCCTTCTGTATACCTCTGCCCGTTCTGCCTGCCCACTCCTTGGTTTGCCAGCTGCTTTCTCTGCTGCTTTGAGCAGACTGAAGCTGTCCTGCCGCGCCTCTAGAAGCCTCTCTGTACTCTGACGCGGATATTTCTCCTCTTGCGAACTTAGCAGAGGCGTCCTGGTAGCTCTGCCTGATGGATCTAACAGAGTCCACGCTGTACTCTTTGTCGGCGTCTTTGTCTAAACCAAAGTGGGTCTGTAAGGCATCCAATATGTCCGTAGCGACATCCAGAGTGGACTTCGCCAAAGGAAGAGCGGCATCCACTCCCGCATTTACTGCGTCCTGCAGATCCTCAATATCCGTATGGAACTTATCCCCGATATCAATAAGACGATCATCAAGCTTCACTAAGCGCTTAAGATGGTCGCCCATACCCTTCATCTGGGCCAACGCTTGTTCATCAATAGGCTTGGACTCTTCTATAGCTTTCTTGAGGGCTCCATCATCGAGATTGTCTACACCGTCGCGGAGGCTCTCAAGCTGTGTGATGCTGAGTCCGGTCATCTCTCTTAGGGCGAGAATCTGTTCTTGGCCACCGCCATACTGAGACTCCGTTTCAGCAAAGAGAGCCTTAACATTCTCTACAGAAGAGGCACCTGTTTCCTGGCGCTTAAGAGCTTCGTAGTAGTTGGTGTTTCCACCCGGCTTACCAAAGCCATATGCCTGAAGCATCATAGCCTGGCCGTGATCTCCACCACCAGGGTTTACCATAGCCTCGTTCAGCTGGGACAGCACACTGGCTCCGCGAGCACCCTGCATGCCAGAGTCTCCGGTCATGCCCATAGCGGCAAGCATCTGAGAGAAACCACCTCCGGAAACGTCTCCACCCTGACGACCAGCCTGCATCTCCACAAGCTTACCTACGCCCTGGATAAACTCGGGCATACGAGCACGGTCTAGTCCGGACTCGAAGCCTGCGGCAATAGCCTTCTCAAGCTGCTTGTCTCCACCAGATCCTGCCTTACCCCCAAAGCCTTGACCAGCGCGGGTCAACTGACCCATGAAGCCAGTTGCTCCGCCCATATCCATACCAGTGATACGGCTTATGTCTTGTGCAGAGGTAACAGCGCCTGCTTGGCCGGTTGCTTGTGCTACTCCACGAGCCTGTTGCATAGACTCAATTGCGCCATACCCTCGATTCAATCCTCTCTTACGGGCGTTATACATGCCACCCATTGTGGCTCCAGTACCAATCAAGCCTCCCTGAGACTGCCTGTACTGGGAGTACATCCCATAGCCTTCTCGAATCTGACTGCTAACGGCTCCTACGGCTGCTCCGCCCAGTGCCATACCAGCGGCACCGGCTACGCCTCCCAGCTTCTTAAAGGCCCCACCAATGCCTGCGGAGGTTGGACGACCGCCTAATCCTCCGCTAAAACGGTTTTGTCCACCTCCGCCTTTGCCGCCCTTGGCTATCTCAGCGTTGAGCCGCTTTACTGCCTTAATTTGATCCTCAATGATGGCAAGTTTCTTCTTCTCAAACTTCTCCATCGTCTTGGCAGCTGCTATCTCTGCCTTATTAGCCTTCGGACCAGAGATCTTTTCCTTCAGCTTGAGAGTGCCAGTCTGCAGCTTAGCACGCACGCCTTCCATGCGGCCCACTGTAGAGGCCATGCCCTTAGCATCTCGGGTCTGCTCTTTAAGCTGCTCTTTAAACTTCTCAGTCTTAAGAGACAGCTCAATCTCTAGCTTTTTGTTGTCGTCAGCCATTATTCAATTACGTCTTTGAACCTTACAGGGTATGGGAGCCTATTATCAAGTCCCTGGTCTATGGCGTCCTGTGTAGCTGATTCCACAGCATTCTTCAGGGTTCCACCACGTACAAGATGTCCATGCTTGGACCTTCCCCTTGTTCTAAGATTGTTGAGCTTCTCTATTTGCTCAGGACTAAAGCCTTCCATAAAGTCTGGCCGTTCTCCATCAATCAACTGCTCTTCCCACTTATCAATGAGGTCGTCTCCAGTATCCTTGAACTGGATTCTACCATCAGCAAGCCTACTAGCTTCCAGAGGGTTCTCAGTATAGTGGTCTTCCCAGAACTCTACTAACAGCTCAAACATAGTTTGAGTCTGAAATAACTCATGGTTCGAGGGAAGCTTGTACTTGTTCGCCCACCACCGGCTGATTACTTCCAGCAGGCTTGGCTTCCCCTTGCGCCGACGCGCTATCTGCTTCGCTGCTTCCTCCAGGTCCTTCTGCTTCAGAGGTTTGCCCTCGTCCGCGAAAGCTGTTTTCAAAAGAGATTACCTCCCGGTAAACCGAACCAAGCACAGCCATATCTGTGATCTCGTCCAAGTTCCACCAGCGAGGGAAGGAAGTAAGCGCCACCTCCAGGTGGGCAATCATTGAGTTGAGGTCATCTGTGCCCTCGTCAATGCCTTGCCCTGGGGCGGTAGCAGAGAAGTGCATGCCTCCATTGAGCTGCACCTTACGGACTCCTACAGTCGTGAGATCACGAATGCTGAGCTTCTTTGTTGTAAACTGACCTTGATACCTTTGCTGGTTTGACGACAAAACGTCAACGCTAAAGGTATGTAATAGACTTGAATCTACCATTGCTATTTCCCCTTAAATAGAGAACTACTCATACCGCCACTATAGACGGTATGAGGATCTCTTTAAGAACTTTTAAGATGAGAGTCCTAGGCCAGTGTTATACTGGGTTCTCGAACTCATCGACAACTCTGATGGCGACGAAAGGAACGTTCTCCTGAACAACGCCTCGTGCAGTGATGTCGAAGCTGTGACCAGCGCATCGAACGCCCTGGAACAACTGTACGGTGTTGGATGTAACGCTATCCTGGATAGCTGCTTCCAAATCACCAGATGTGATAATGTCGGACTGGACAGGGAGAATACCCTGTGCTTTGAGAGAGTCGCCAACGACTCTAAAGATCTGAGCGTTCAAGCTAGTTCTGTAAGCAACTGGTACATGCTCACGTACTTCAAGCAAGTTGAGAACATCAATTGGCTCGTAGTCGATCATTTCCTCGCCGGAAACGCCTCCTGCGAAACCAACGGCTGCACCATTGACCAGGAAGATAGCTCTTGCTCCTGAGAATGTCTGTGACGCCATTTTAAACTCCTAAATATACTATAACACTAATTGCAGATACAAGCTAATAAAAGCAAACCCGAGGGCTTCTCCGGAGGGGACGACAGATCGGCCCCCAGGCTGCCAAACTTTAACTTTAGGTTGCCACCGTAGAGGCTTCAACCAAGGTCTGCAACTGGTCGATGAGGTCCGCCAAAAAGGCATTCTCACCAGGCTGTGCGCCTGGATGGGTTCGAATCTTGGGAGCAGAAGTGCCTCCAAAATCATTTACTGGGACAGTAAGGGCAACAGCATCGCCTGCCTGTGCGGCAGCAGCCATTGGACCACGTAGGGTGATAGAGTTCTCATCGTTCTTTAGAACGATTCCTTCTCCTCTACCTGTAACAACTGCGCGGAGACCCTTGAGCTGGTCGATGCGGAAATCCACACCAAAAGTATCAAGAAGTACTACCGTATCATCAGAGCCTGCTAGGGATGTCAAGCCAGCTCTTCCAATATTACGCTCTGCGACGGTGGACCCTAGGCGCTCGATGGCTAGCATGAGACCTGCGATAGCAGCCTTGCGGGCACCGTAGGGGTTGCCTGGGGTGGCATCTGCGATTCCCTTGCCTTCTCTAAGAGTGGCAATCTCTGCTTCTAGCATAGTGTTTGAGAGGAGGTAGGTATCCGACGCAGTAACCGCTGCAGAGAATGCAGGGGCGACGGTGAGCGTGGTTGTGGTATTAGAAACAACAACAGCGGTTTCTCCTACCGTAATAGACCCAGCACCGGCATCTCCTACGATGGTAACGGTATTACCAACCTGAGCACCTGCTACAAACGTAGAGGCTCCATCTACAATGGTAGTGGTAGTGCCAGAGACTACTGTTAGAGGGGCTGCTGGTTCAGCGATGGTTCCAACCAGCGCGTCCGTGAGCAGTTCCAAAACAGTTGCCATGTCTTGTGCCCGAAGGTAGTTCTGAGCTGCGGCGTGAACGTCACCAGCGTAGGCACCAGGAGTTCCGGTATCGGTTCCTGTTGTCAACGCGGTCTTTATTGCTGTTAGATAGTCTACAACTACTGGGTCAATCGTGATAGCCATGGTTATAACTCCTTAAGTTTCTTTCAATCAAAAAGCTGCTTACGACGACTGCGTTGGCAACTGTAGGAAAATATCATTCAACTGGAAGTTAATCCCTGGGACAGGGAAGATACCTACGTTGATACGAACGGTGTCACCGGATGATGTCACCTTTAGGTTATGGTAAGCCTTGACGGTCTCACCGGTTGTTGGATCCGTGGAATCCACGATAATGTCATCTTGGCGAGTTAGCTCAAGGAATGTTGCGGCTGCATCCTTCACGTTAGCGATGGTGGATGGAGCTGCCTTCTTCCCTGTGAAACGCTCAACAAGAGTCGTGCGCAACCCGAAGGCTACGTAACGAACTGCGTCACGAATACTACCTTCGCTGTAGGCGAGATTATCGTCTGCAACCCAGGTGGTAAGGTCTCGGACCCAACGGGTGCCAACACCGTCAATGCGCTCTGCGAACAGAACACCATTGATAATCATTTCGTTTGCATCCGTAAGGTCGCCTGGATCCCAGGAAGCGTCCTGAGTTAGGCCAGAGCTGCGGATGAGCTTGTGAGTAAGAGGCTCAGCAACTTCCTTGACACCGGAGCGCATCGAAGCAGCCATTACAGCGAGCATACGAGGGCCGAACTCTTCGAGAGAGCCGAGGGCGTTGAGAACAGTTGGGTTTTGAGCCACTAGAGCTACGTCTTGGTCATTAAGGGAGTTCGCCTGAGCGATAGTCTCGTCCTTAGTTCCCTTGAAGCCCTGGAATCCTCCACGCTCGCCAGCCTTATCCTGGCCTACACCGCGAGCAGTCGCAACGTGGTCAGCAAGCTGAGCAGCAACGGAGGCTACTGTAGCAACCGCAGGAAGATCTACGGGCACAAAGTCCTCGTCGATTAGAGGAACAACCGAGTTACAACGAACCTTTAGAAGCTCGTCGAGACCAGCCTGGAAGGAAGCGTTAGTAGACTCGCCGCGAGCACCACCGGTTAGGTAGACTGGCTCAAGGATGTCTGCTGGAGGGCAGCAACCCGAAACAAGGCTCCCTGTGGTTGCTGTACGAACAGCCTTAACATACACGGAGAAGTCGTTCAGGTAGTCTACAACGGCCATGACGTTGCGGGTAGCTCCCTCAACGGCAAGGTCAGTGTCTACAAGAACACTTGCTGTGGTCTCTGGACCGAAGTCAAGGTCAGCTACCAAGATGGAGGCTGGGTTGATTCCCTGTCCTGCGACTGCTTCGTAGTTTGTGTTTGCGTTGATGGTATCCATCAACTGACGAAGGGTCTGATCGGCTACAAAAGTGATTGCAAGGTCATCGGTAGGAGTAACAGTGGTGGTAAGACCAGTTGCATTTCCTGCTGCGCCCTGAACCTCAAGTTCACCTGCGGTTACGGTGCGGATGCTTACAGCGTCTCCACCTGCTGGAGCCGCAGAAAGCGGTGGGTCCAGGGTGAGCACAGAAGCTGTGTTTGCTGTGATTACAGTGTATTCACCGTTGACTAGAACCTGCGTTCCTACGTGCGCCGAAGGCGTAAGGCCAGCGGTGGTAAGCTCGATGGAAGCGGCTGTGTTAGGAACAAGAGGTGTCACAAGAGCTGTATCACCAATATTCTCTGCGCCGCCCTTGTAAAGAACCTTAAGCTGTACTTTGCCACCAAGGTCAGGGGATACTTCCTCTTCGCCTTCGAAAACAACAGTCACAACCTTGGTACCTGCTCCGGTGCCTGTGGCTACATCAACAGTAATGCTGTTGGTGTGCTCGCCCCAGTCCTTAGAGGTAAGGTCAACTGAGTTAGCAAGAACCTGAACGGTCGCACCCTGTCCTGGAGCCACTGGAAGTGCTGCACTGAGGGTAAGGGTAGTTGTATCGTTACTTTCAATCTGACGAAGGTAAGTGACAGAAGCGGTTGCCTGAACAAAAACCCAACGTCCTGCCTGCTCGTCTGTAACAAGGGTAGTATCCGTAAGAGGGATTGTAGTGGTTGTAGCTCCGGTGTCTGCAGCATCTACAAACTCAACCTCGGCCTCAAGAACTACGTAGTCCTCAGTCGTTGGTGTAGTGACTAGTGTGTCAACTGTAAATGTACCAGAGGAAGCTTCGTAGTCTGTAATAAGGCGAACCTCAGAGGTAGCAACGGCTGCTACAGCAGGAGGATCGACAACAAGCCACTTACCATTAAACTCATCGTCTGCAGTGGTAGCAGTCAGGGTGGAGTCTACAAGGGTTGTAGTAGAGCCACCTGTTGCGGTGCTGGATAGTACCTCAGTTGCGTCCTCTGCGGGAAGACTCAAGCTGGATGCTAGAGAGGTATTAGTCTTATAAATAAGTACTCGGGAAGCGCCGCCTGGTACGTCAGGGTCGTTCGAGGACTGGAAAGCAAGGCCAAGGGCGTCAACAACATCGCCACTCTTAAACAGCTCTGCTGCTTTAGCTGGGTCGAATAATGTGACAATGCCTCCGACAGAGCCGGGGGCTCCGCCTTCTGCCTCACCTACAAGACCAACGATGCTGTTGTCGGACAGAGTAACCTGTGCGAGACCAGCGGCATTGATTTTAGTGATACCACCGGGGGTGAATCGTGTGATACCATTGAAAGTTACGCTACGTGCCATTTTAGATTATCTCCTATTAATAGCCTTTAAAGCATGCATCCCACTCGGCCAGAGTGCGGTGCTTCTTTGAATTCGTGATAAATGCGCGAAGACCGCCACGGTGATGTTCTTTAACACCACGACGGGATGCCCATTGTTCGAAGCTGTAGCGCTTTTCGGGCTTAACAGCTACTGGACGTGCAG